TCTTCGATGGCCGCCTTGTTCTGGCTGATTTCCAGCGCCATCGCCGCATTCGTTTCGGCGATGGTGCCCAGGTTGAACCAGTAGCTGGCATCCGGCGGCGCGGTGTTGACCGGTACCGCCTTGGTAGCCTGGAATAGCTGCTGGCCTACCCGGACCATGTCGCCCTTGGCGTAGGTCTTTGTGGAGACGTACTCCAGAGCGTCGACCACTTCCGAGATCAGATCCTCCAGCTCTTGCTTGGTCTTCTCCAGGCGATCGTTGACCGAGCCCGGCCCATCACCACTAATCAGGTCGATCTCTTCTCGCAGGCTCTGGTACAGCGCGCCCTTGCCGATCTTCTCGGCGAAGTACTTGTCGTACTCCGTCTGATCAGAACTGGCCCGGCCATTCACGGCGCCCGGGATCGGCCAGAACGGCCCGACGTTGCCGGTACGGTCCACCAGGCGAGCCCAGAAGTAGATGCTCGCCCCGGCCAGGATGTTCTGCATCTCGTGCTTGGCCTGCGGGTAGCTGAAGTCGCTCAGCTTCAGCGCAGTGGTTAGGTCCGGTGACTGGCTGTACCAAAGCTCCGTCCGCTGGGTGTCCTCGGCGCCAGGCGGGAAGCCCCACTGGATGCCAATGCCATAGACCAGGCTGGAGGTGGTCAGGAACGCCACCGCCGGCGGCAGGCCGACCTTCCCTTCCAGGTTGGTCAGGCTGGAGCTCTTCCAGATCGACGAGATCTCGAAAGCGCTCACTGACCGAACCCGGGCCACGTAGGCGCCCGCGTAAATACCAGTGACGTCGACGCTGGTCGAACCGGTGCGCTGCACCTTGATCCAGTTGCCGCTGTCCTTGCGCCACTCCACGTCATAGGCGACCGCGCCAGTCACGGCGGGCCAGGAGATGTTCATGGTGCTGATGGCGATGCCCTGGTTCACGGCGTAGCTCGACGTCAGCGTGACGCTCGCCGGCGCCGGAACGACGGTGATCGGCACGACGCTGATTGGGCGCTCTTCCAGGCGCGCGCCGGTGTCGATGTGCGCGAACTTGCTCGGGTCATACTGCACGGCCGAGATCTCGAACACGCCAGGCTCCGGCCGGGCCACGCTCACCACCCTGTATAGCGGGATGGCGAGGTCATCGGCATCCAGCGCCCACACCAGTTCGGATTCGGGCGCAACGGAGTAGGCAACGGTAACGGTGACCTGACGGCCGCTGACCAACTGCACGGTGCGCCCCTCGCACTTGCCGTCCGGCAGGTTGAGGATCAGCCGGTCGCCGAGCTTGGCCTGGGTGTCGCGGTCCAGAGTGATGGTCTTCCCGTTCACCGCCGAGATGCGCCCGCCCACCGGCCGACCGGCCAGGAGTTCGTCGGCGATCGGGATCACGTAGCCAGGCAGCGGGATACGCCCGTCGAGGCCGACTTTGAAAATAACGGCCCGGTCCTTGGAGTTGGTGAGCAGCGCCCACTTACCGCGGCGCTGTGCCTCCGACTCGCGGGTGCAGCCGATGGCACTGATCTCCAGCGGGTTATCGCCGTAGCGGCGCTGCAACTTGGCATCCGTAACGGCAGTGACGTCGGTGTCGTAGTTGTTCGCCGGGTTGTCGTAGCTAATCAGCGCGCGGCTATACCGCGTGCGCTCCGACGCGCTCGAGTAGGTGAACTTGCCGTCGATCACATTTGCCCGGGTGTAGGCGAAGTCGAAATCGGTGGCGCGTGGCATATCCGACAGGGTGAAGACCTGGCCCTGGGCCCAATACGTCATGCCCCGGTAGATCGCCGAGATATCGCGCAGCAGCGACCAGGCGTCAGCCTTGCTCTGCAGGTTCAGGTTGCAGATGAAGCGCGGCTCCTGGCCGCCCTTCCCGTCCGGCACCAGTTGGTCGCAGTACTGCGAGATGCGGTAGAGCTCCCACTTGTCCACCATCCACGGTTTGATGCGACGGCCCAGGCCGAAGCGGTCGGCCGTGGTGATGTCGTAGGTCATCCAAACAGCGTTGTCGGTCCAGGCCTGCTTGAAGGTGCCGTCCCAGATCCCGGTATACGAGCGCGACACAGGGTCGTAGTTGCTCGGCACCTGCATCTTCTTCAGCCTGGTCTCGACAGTCACGGCCGGAATGCTGCGGAACTGCTCGGCCGAAAACTCGATGTAGAGCAGCGCGGTGTTCGGGTAGCGAATCTTGGCGTCGATCACCTCAGTGAAGCCGGCGATCTGCATCGTGTCGGAGATTTTGTTGTTGTTCTGGTTGATCGTCAGACGGGTGATGCGCATCAGCCAGCCGGTGGTGGCCCTGGGCAAATCGATACGGCGGGTGCGCTCGTAAAGGCTGGTGGTCTTGCCGTCGACCGCCTCACTCAACACCTGCTGGTAGGCTCCGCCGTCGGTGGCCAGCTCAACTTTGTACACGATCCGGTAACCGTTGATGTTGCCGCTGGCATCCACAGACTGGAGCGCCGGCCAAGCAAAACGCACGCGTACAGCCGAAAGCTGGATGTTGGTGATTGCCCGAACCCAGGGCGTGCCACTGCGCAACTCCGTACTGATGGTCGTTTCGTTCTCGACCGATGGGATGCCCTGGATATAGGTTTGGTCCACCGCTCCGGTGCGCCACTCCCACTTCACGTTCGGGAAGTTCATGTTGCCCTGGGGGTCTTGCAGCGGGGTGTTGTCGAGGTAGATGTCGCGCGCGGTGGGCGTGCCTTCGAACTCACCCTCCCCGATGGCAATCAGCATCTTGGCGATGGCAACAGAGCGCAGGCTATCCGGGGCTTCCGTTGGCGTTTTCGGCTTCTCTTCGCCGCCCTTGGCGCCGTGAATATCAATCTTGCGTGCTGCGCCCATGCTTTTCTCCAGGCAATAAAAAACCGCCTCATGGACGGTTGCAGTGCTTCAGGTGTTGGCTACATCTGGTCTTCGGCATAGATCGCGGCACTGATGATCGCCCCACCCACCCGCCGCTTGCCGTAGCAGAGCGGTACCGGGTTACCAGATGCAGTGGTGTTCTTGGCGCTGCCAAAGGCGTAACCGGGAGTGTTCTCTGGTGCGGCGCTGGTTTTGAGGCCGCCGGCTTGAGGGCTGAGCATTTGGATCACGCCTCCGGCGACAAGGCCGATGCCGGCGGGAGCCAAATATGGTGCAGTAACCGGGAAAACGTAAGAAATAGCGAGTAGCACTACACCAACAATCGTCTGGAGAATCCCGGCCCGTTTGCTACCAGTAATTACCGGCGCAATGCGGATATCGCCTTCTCCGCCAAAAGCGAGCTCGCCCTCTCCAATATTCTTTTTCCCCCTGAACACCGCAAACTCAATCCCTCGAGACTTCGCATTCGACAAGAATCGCTCAAAGCCAGGGACCTGCACGCAGAGGGCCCTGATCGCCTCGGCTGTAGTTCTGACCGACAGTTTGAAAGAGCGACCGAACTGGCGTAGTTGACCGAATAGCAGGATGGTGGTGAGTGGCTGGTATTCGATTGCGAGCGCTGCCATAGTTTTCTCCGGACGTGAAAAAGCCGCCCGAAGGCGGCTTGATGTAGCTGTTCGTTACAGGCAGTCGCGAACTGCCTTTTCAATGGCTGATCGACCGTAACCGGGCGCCCAGGACAATCGCTGATAAAGCGCGATGCTGCTGCCATTTGAGGATTGATTCACCTCAAGAAGCTCCTCGGCCGTCGAGTCGGTAGCAACGACGAGCCTATAACCAGTCGAGGTTTCGGCCATCGTGGCTCCTGAGCGAGCATCCTGCCATTTGGGCATGACGCAGAGGGCATATTGTTTCGGCGCCTTACTCGACGAGGCGCTGATGGTTGCCTTTCCGCCTTTGAGGTCGCCAGGTGTTGTGCAACCCGCCAGCATCACCACCGCTACCGCCGCTATCAAAATCCGCATGTCGTTCCCTCTTTGGTTTGGCGGGACTCTAACGTCTCCAGCATTGAGCAGGAAGCGATGAATCGCCCCGGGTTTCGTAGACACCTCTCTGCCTTAAACTGAGGCCAATCAGTCGTCGTCAGACGCAAGTCTCAATAGGTTGGAAAACCGAAAAATCGCCACGTTGATTTCATCTTGAGTGTCGCCATCCCAGTCTTCAACTGATACCAACTCTGCTTTGAGCGACTCTATTCGTTTTTGGATATCCGCTACTTCCTCACGCCCGCATTGCTTCGCAACCTCCATCCATTTTGCGTCAGGGATTCTTTCCTGTAGGGAGAGCCCTTCGCTTGCCTCCGCTATCAGTGCCGATAGTTTGCTCATCGGGTATTTTCCCTCGGCTTTTTCGTGTCTGTTAAGAACGTTCGGGCTTTGCAGCAACGTACCCATTGACCTCGTTATGGCAATCAACCGTCAGATCATTCAGAAAAGGGCTTATCTCCAGAAGCCCCATCAGCCGAAGCAGATCTGTAGCTGAATCACGGATGGGCTGCCAATCTTGATGATCGAATATCAACCGGTCGCCACAACGAAAAGCCTCTTCAGACAGGCCATTACATAGTTTCCACAGGTTTTGGAGGCCGCGCTTTACTTCGCTTGGCATGGCATTACCACAGGCCGCCAAGGTCTCGTTCAACGGCAACATTGTCATGGACCAGGCTTCGCATGCAGGGCAGTCAGGAATAGCTTCTCGCTGCTCATCTGCACTCATCGCCAAGAATTCCAGAGCAGGAAATACTTCACAAACGGCGAGTACCCGCTTGAACTCCCCCTGCCCATACCATTCCCAGAGCGTCGTTGCGAATCCCATCTTGAAGCTCCTAAACCGCTACCGCCTCTATCAAAATTCGCATGCTTGCTCCTAAAAAATTGATCCGCCGAAAGTGAAGAATTTGAACGATATCTTCTCGTCATTCACATCTCTCATTTCATAGCGAATTCTGTCGAGCCCGTTATCTACACGAGCGGCTTCAAGATGCATGAACTGGGTCAGCCCACCACCAAACCCGCTCAAATCAAGAGCGCTGACATCATGAAAAGTCAGTGTCACCGCATCCAAATCTGACCCATTGGCAGAAAGCACCAAAACCAAATCGTATTTGAAATCGTCGAATTTGATGTTGATCGACATAACACAATCATGCTCGCGCAGCAGATCGTTTAAGCGATCAAGCCTATCCATGTGTCAACCCGTCCGGGGTCAAATTCCACGCCATGCGCATGTCGTTCCCTCTTTGGTTTGGCGGGACTGTAGCACTGGGGAGTGGATGCAAAAAGCCCAGCGCGGGGCCGGGCTGCCAGATCTGCAATCGACTTTCTCGGAGGCCCGCTACTTCAAGATCTCATACCAAATCTGCGCATTAACCAGCATTCTGACGGCGTTAACTT